TTATATATTCATATTAAAATTCCACTTTTTGTGGCTTGATGTAAAAACTGGATGAATTGCATTAAGATTTTCCAACATAGTCTTTCTTCCGTGATGTTCCTTACAAAGTGTTTGCAAGTTAGTAACATCAATACATCGTTCTGGTGCTTCCTTCAAATCAATTATGTGGTCAATTTCATTACCAATTGTTGTAACTCCCTCCTTCAGGCATTCCTGGCAATAAGGTTGTAAGGTTAATACTACTTTCCTAGTTTGATTCCATTCAGGGGATTGATAGAACTGTTTCCTGCCCTCTGGTGTTCTAAGATCAATATACTTACGCTTCTTCATTTTCACTCCTTTTCTTTGCAAATCTGTTTGCTTGCCCTTTTCTCCAATTGGCTCTTGCTTGTTCTGATGGTGCACGTCTCAAACCTTTAGTTCCACCGTTATTGCGTTCTGTTCTTGGTCTGGGAGTATTAATAATAGGTGGGTGTTCTGCCCAATCCTCATATGTAATTGTGGTAATATTATCGACTGTTTCAACTGAGATTACATCAGTATGTCTTTTAATAGACTCAACAAACTCATTAACATTTGCTGAGAAAGCGAGGTTGTTTTTAGTCTTCATTGTCGATCATTTCTTTTAGTTTTATCACTTCCTTTTTAAGTGAATGGTTCTGGTAGGCTTGGATTAGAATAATAATCGTTAAGCCAATGATTGGATAAATAAGTGCCATTTTTTATAAGTTATTTTCGTTTTCAATTTGGTTTACTATTTCTGCCCATTGCAAATAATCTGTTTCAGATAAATCTTCAAGATAAGTTGGGTGGGGTGCTCTGATGTATTCGATTTGTTCAGGTGTCATTTCTTTAATATCTCTATAAAGAATATTTTGACCTTGAAGATTAACTGAAATTTCACCCTGAATGCTGCATTCCAATTCTGTATTCTTACCAGTGATTTGTTCCATCAGTTCACTGAACTGGTCTATTAGGTCGTTATAACTTCCATAGATTGCGAATGATTTGTTTCTCATAGTCTTGTTTATTATTATTTATCCATAGCATAAAATCAGCAAAAGTGCCGTTGTTGCACACTAAAAATCGGGGCTTCGTTTACATCTATTAGTGTATTAAAATCATTATGGGAGCTTCGTTAACATCTCTCAATGCACCAAATATTATCGGTGCTTCATTCACATCTATTGAATTTTGCTCGCAAACCCAATACTAACAAGCGATACAGAAGATATAAGCATTTATTTATCGGCACTTCATTAACATTGAAACATAATAGAATCAAGCACTTGCATAAATGAAAAAAGCGCCCCTATGAAAAGGGCGCTAAAAAAACCTACAAACAGTAATGGCATAACTAAAAGTAGGAAAAAAATATTTTGCTATATGTCTATATATCAATGAATTAAAATTGAGCCATATTTATTTTTTAGAATAGACTTACTTCTGCAGTTTCATATTATAAAGTAGGTGAAAGCAGGATGGTCTTGCTTCATAACGAAACACAAATTACTATGAAATCAGAAAAATTAAAAGTTTCCACAGGAAACAAAAATTTGGGTTCACTCTCAAAAACAAAGTCAAATCCATTGGCTTGGTATGACTACAAAATTGAAAGAATGATGAATAATATGAAGTGGTGTTCTGCACACGGTCATAATGAATTGGCATTCGATATTGCTGAATTAATCGCAGAATACCTCGAAGTAAGAGAATTATTATTAACAAACAAAAACAAATAACTATGAATGAAGAATTAGAATTAATGGGAGAACAATCAATCCTTTGTCCGTTCTGTGACAACAAAATTGTAATGTATTTCACCAGTGATGGTGTAAATGCATTTTGTGATCACTGTAACATCCAAATCAAGGGTGTGTACAAGTATGTTGAACCAACTAATCCTGAATAACGATGAAAAAAGGTTCAAATAATAAATACGTAGTTGCGACCGTGCTTCAAAAAGGTGATCAAAAGATTGGAATATGTATTGATGATAGATTAAATCAATTACCTGTTCAAGTTACCCTTAACACACTTGAAAGTTTTACAAATCAAATGTGTGAGTTAGAAGACGGCGACCCTAAAACGGTGATTGTAGCAGGTACTGTCTATGCACTTATACAAATGCTAAAAAAACGTGTCGGTGATGATAATGCATATGAAATGTATGGACAAATAATAGGCAGAATTCCTAAAATGCAAGCATTGTGTAATAAGTCGAAAAATTAATGTCTTGTGTGAAATGAGTATAAATTGCTAATACTCTGTGGATCAGATTGTTGGGTGTTGATATTTTTACCCCATAAACAATCTAAATCTACACACAATGGTAAAATTTATTAGCATCGAAAGCTGGCTCGAAACGAAGCCCTCAAAGGAAGAAGTAACCTCAGTACTTGGTTTAATCAACAGAGGCGAAACCCACAAAATTCGTAAAGAATTATACGAGGCAGAGAATTATCTCCGCAAACTTTACCGATCACGTACTTACTGTGAAAGGGCAGGATTTTCTTTGCCTAAAGAAGGACTCAAATTCATTGATGAAACCAAAAAGAAAATTGAAGATTTGAGAAAATTAGTCCCTGCTCCAAAACTTAAACCTAAAAAATTCTTAGGTGATGAGAACCCTGAAACTCCGGAAACAAAGGAGTAGTTTATTAAACGCTTGACTGAAAGGGAGTCCAAGTGGCTCCCTTTTTTATGTTTACATAAATGATAATAATTATGACAAAAACTAAGATTGATATCGGAGATAAGGTTACCAATGATATTAAAGGATTTATTGAAGAGTCTTTAAGACTGTTTCCGGGTAGTGATTTTGAACTAACCGTAATTGAAAATAAAGTTCCTATAATGTCAATACGTTTCCTGAACGCAATGCACAATAAGGAAGAATAGCGTGCACTAAGGTGATATTTTGCTGGTTTTGGACAGAATAAATAGAATAAATAATCTATCTACAATGTCCAAAACCCTAGCAGAGTATGAAATTACAGAAAGAAAACTAGCCACCAAATTATTTGAAAAATTCCCTACCATTCAATCATATTCATTTTCACAAGGTAGAGTTGCTTTCGACACTATTTTTATCACAGGTGAAGGAATTAAAGTTATTGGAGAAATCAAAGTCAGGAATTTCTCAGTTAACAAATACTCAGATTACATTCTACAGGTCGACAAGGTGCAAGGGATATACAAGAGAGCACTTCTCAACAATTGTAAAAGAATCTATTATATCAACTTTTTTAAGAATCCTGAGCGTCCAGACGTCATTGAATTCATTGTCTTTAATCTGACACCAAGAATTGCAGTTTGGAAGATCAATAGACCAGTAGTTGAAAAGCGAATGATGAATGCTCAAACCTGTGACCCTACTTCAGGCAAAATGATTAAAGATGTTATAATGATTAAATACAACCACGAAACAGATATGAGAGGAAGCTTCTCATTGCAACCAAAATTATTTTAACTAATGGATAGTGAAGATGGAATTATCAAATTTATACCAGAAGGAGAATATCTCAGCCTTAATGATATTGAGATAGAATTAAACGAATTAATTGACGACTTACCAGAAATCGTTGATGAAGACCTTAACAGCAATTTAACTTTATTAACAGAACTTTAATAGTAGCCAAAGCCTATAACAATAAATATTTATGAAAAGAATAGTTGAAGTTTCATTTGAAAAATACAGTGACATTCATTCTTGGATACGTAAAAATTATGGTAAGGCTGACCATTGTTGCCATATCACAGAAGGTGTAATTCATAGCACCAATTATGATTGGGCAATTAAGGGATTTAAACCATACACATATAATATAAATAACTTCATCCAATTGTGTCATAAATGTCATATAAACTATGATAGCAAATGGGCAAACAAAGATAGTTTCCTATTAAAAGAAGAAACTTATCAAAAAGTGTAAAACTTCACATTTCAGCGTGAATATATACTTAAACAAGCAATTTATATCTGACCTTGCAATTGAAGATATATAAGAATATTAAAGATAGAATCTTTCATATATTAAAGCTACTGATTAACTCGCAAGGTCAAGGTCAGTAGCTTTTTTTATGAACCCAAAATAAAATGACCTTGCAAAAATGAAAACGTACAAAAACACTTCTAAAATTATCAAAGCACCGTACAATAAGGATCACCCTTATACGGTAGTTTCCAATAACTGGAACGATTACACAAAACTTAACGGATTTGAACGAGCAATTATGCTTGAATTAATGTCTAACAGTGATTCATTTATCATTAACAAAGATGTAGTTCGTGAACGATTAGGCTTCCCAAAACAAAAATTCTTAGATGCTTGGGCTTCGCTCGAAAAAAAATATTACATATCCTGCGATAGGTTCTTTGGTGGCGTAAAATGGGTAATTAATGAGACAGTTAACATTAAAACAGCCCAAAAAGTCACTACAAGTGAACAGGAGTACAGTAAGTCTACCAGTAGTATTACTACAGATAGTATTACTACCCTTAGCCATCTAATAAGTAATAAAGAAATAAGTAATAAAGAAACAAGCCTAGAGACTTTAGTACTTAAGGGCGATAACAGAACAAATACAATTTCAAATGCTGACGCATTTGATTCCATATTAGACGGTGCTTCCGCACCTGAACTATCCACTAAAGTCAACCCTATTTTTAATATTCAATATCAAGAAATAGATATGCCCTCAATAGATTTCAATAGCGATATAGAACCCTTATAAATCAATACAGATATGAAAAGATATTACACTAATAAGCCATCACCTAAAGCAACCACGTTCTGTAAGCAATGCTACACTAATGAACACGTATTCTGGAGACACACAGACACTACTGTTAAGATGCTCTGTGCTAACTGCGGAGCTTATATTAAATGGGCAACTAAAGCAGAGTATGAGGGTCAAGATATACTGAATGAAAAGCATAAGCCCTTACCACTCTTTTAAATCAATATGATAATATATTTTTTATTGTCAAGAATTATAGTTATATTTACTCTATAACCAATTAAAATAAACAAACATTATGAAAGCAATTAGAACAATCCTTATCACATTAGTATTACTGATATCATTATCAGGTTATACACAGACCAATGAACCTATGTATGGTGACAACACTATTACAGTTAGCATTACAGACTCAGTCTCATTCAAATCAATTAAGAAACTGTTGATTGAATCCGGTTATAGAGTCACAGAGTCAGACAGTGACATAGGTTATGCAACCACAGACTATAAAACATTTAAAGGCACAGCACTTTATCAATCATTTCAAATGTCTGTTACTATTTTAATGAGCAATCAAACAGTAGTCGTATATGCTAACTATAAGTTTAAAGATTCTCTTTCGCCTAACACATACACAGGCATTGCTGAATGTACGAAGAGACAGAACGTAATAAAGAACTTAGCATTCAATGAGTTGATTACGTTTGCCAAGACTATAGGAGACTCATTAACATACAGTGTTAAGTAAATAAAGGGGGTGGGGCAAAATGATATGTTCCACCCAGCTTCTTAATACTTATGCCGTAGCTTTTGTAAGGAGATTACCTGAGATTTTTGCAGGGGGTTTGCCTGAACGCTCATTTCACCCCACATCACACGAGAAGCCTCACAAGGGCTTCTTTTTTTGTGTGAATATATACTTTAAATAATGAATAGATTATGAGTATAAGCATTGAGAATGACATAGTTACTCACCTTATTAAGAAGGGAAATTATGAGCCTGATGTTGACGATATGGTAATTAAAATTCTGTTAAAGAATTTAAAGTATGCCGAAGAGCTCTGCAAAATCATAGAAGAGCAAGGAATTCAGGTAACGATCAGTAACGGCAATGGCTTTCCAACAACTAAAGAGAACCCATCATTTGGAACTTATATGAAATGTCTTGACACCATTCATACGTGTTGTGCAAAATTGGGTATTAGTCGTAAAGATCGAATTGCTTTAAAGTTGATTGAAGAAAAGAAGGATGATGATTTCGACAATGACTTTAAGTAAAACAGAATACATCCAGAATGCTTGGGAAGCGTCGAGCGACTACATTGAGTCGGTGCTTAATGGTTCTATAATCGTGAACCAAAACATCCGTCTCGCTGTCAATCGTCATATGTCGGATATTAAAGATTATAGATATGAATTCAGGGAGCAAGCAGTTGAAAAAGTTTTTACATTCTTCAGTTATCTGTACATAGACAAAAACAAACGATTCATATTAGAACCATTCCAAGCTTTCATTATCACAGCACTGTTCGGTTTATATTTTCGAGGCACTAATATTAGAAAATATCTGTATGCATTCCTGTTTATAGGTAGAAAAAACGGCAAAACTGCATTCGCTGCAGCCCTCCAATTATACTTTATGTTGGCTGATGGTGTAACATTTCCACAGTCGATATTGGTTGCAGGCAGCCAAACACAGGCAATTGATACCAGTTTTAGGGCATTAAGGGAAATGATTAAGAGTTCTCCTGCCCTTGCAAGTAGGTTAATTGCAATGATGTCTAATAGAATTGTATTCAAAGACAGGTCTCGATTTGGAAATTGTAAAACCGTTCCAGCAATTGAGGACAGGTTAGAAGGTTTAAACCCGACATCCTGTATACTCGATGAAATCCATACTTATAAAGATGCTCAGAAATTCAATGTAATTAAGAATGCATTGGGAACGAAAGAAAATCCGATGCTCTTTTTAATCTCAACCGCAGGTTATGGTAAGGATAGTTTCTGTGCTCAATTGGTTGAAGCAGGAAGAAATGTTTTGCGTGGTGTTTCAGAGGATGAAAGGTTTTTCTATATGCTTTATGAGTTAGAAGAAGGTGATGACATTGAAGACGAAACTAACTGGATTAAAGCGAACCCAGGATTGGGAACTATACTCGATTATAGAACTTTTAAAGATCAGTTCAATACAAACAAAAGTATTCCTTCATTACTGAGTGACTTCATTACAAAGAGGTTCAATATGTTCCTTGAAGAGAACTCTCAGTGGGTAGAACAGCACATTTTGGATGCTGCATTTGCAGATTTTGATGAAAAAATAGTCAAGAATTTGCCTTGTTATGTAGGTCTTGACTTATCAGCAACCCGAGATTTGACAAGTATTGTCTGTTTATGGGATGCAGGACACAGGTTTTATGCAAAATCATACTTCTTTTTTGTCAAATCAGAGAACAATTCACTGCGAAAAGGCAACATTGACATTACTCGTTGGGCGGATTTGGGATATATAAATCCCTGTCAGACTGCAACAATTGACTATGAAATGGTCAAGGATAAAATTGTAGAGATAAATAATACATACGATGTTAAGGGATTGTATTACGACCCTTGGCACTTTGATAGAATTTTAAACGAGGTTAAAGATGCTGGAATTTGGTGTGTTCCAATTGCTCCGGGTGTCAAGAATTTCGATAGTGCTATTAGGTTTTTAGAGTCATTGATGTATGAAAAATTGATCACCATTCAGACAAATTCTTGTATGAAATGGAATTTCAAGAATCTGGTAATTGCACGAGATATGAACGGGAGTTGTCGACCAGACAAAAATGAAAGTGCTGATGCTATTGATGGTGTAATTTCCTTACTCAATGCCATTGCAGGGGTGCTCAAGAATAACAAAAACGCTGCACAGATATTCCTTAACAGTCTATAAAATGTGTGAATATATAAAGTATAAAATAAAAATTCAATATGAGCCTATTCCAAAGCCTTTTTGGCAATCCATTTAATAACGCAAAGGTTGTTGTTGGTGCTGAAGCAACAGAACTTCAACGCTTACAGGACTATTTGAACTTTACGACAATCAATTTCAATATTGAACAAGGGGAAACAATTAGTTCTGTTTATACGAGTTGTAAAATTCTTGCTGAGGATGTTGGTTCATTCCCTGTTAACCTTTATCAGAATGAATCAAAGAGCATATACGAGGAAGAAGGAAAGAAAATAACGCTTAGAGATGACTTGCGTTATCAGTTATTACACTACAATCCTAACAGTTATACTACTTCAAATGTATTTTTCTCAACATTAGAATACATAAGAAATGTAAAGGGCAATGCTTTTGCACTGATTGATAGAGACCCTAACGGATTTATAACAGGATTTCGCATTATTCCACCTGCTTGTTTAACAACTTACAAAATTGTTAACGGACAATTATTCTATCTGTATCAAAAAGATACTGAAACAGAACCAGTTTGGATTGACAGTATGGAAGTATTGCACTTCAGAAGTCTTGCAAATGATGGTGTTTGGGGAATGAACCCAATTGAGAAATTAAGACTCAATTTATCCACAACTTATAAAGCTTTCACCACTATTGACAAGTTTTATGATAACAATGCAACTTCTCCAAAAGCATTGAAAACAACCATTCCAGAGGGCATTAATCCTAAAGAATGGCAAGCAAAAGTTGCTGATTTTACAGAAAAGTATGGTGGTTTTAAAAACGCTGGTAAGATTATTTCTTTACCTCCATTCACCGAATTACAAGACATTACATTGTCTTTTGCTGATGCTGAATTTATAAACACTATTAGATTCAATGCTGACCAAATTGCAGCACTTTATAAGGTTCCACCTCATATGTTAGGCAACTTTGAGTCCAGCAAGTTCAACAACCTTGAACAATTACAACTCAATTATAAGATCAACACTATTCGACCAATTCTTAGAATGTATCGTCAGGAACTTGAGTTCAAAACATTGACCACTCAAGAAAGATTGAACGGTATGAGTATTGAATTCAATGTTAACTCTCTTGTAGAAACTGATTCAAAAACAAGGATTGCGAACTATAAAGATTTATTCGGAATGGGTGTAATTACACCGAACCAGATGGCAAATATTGAAGGTTATCCTACTTATGAAGGTGGAGACAGTCACTTTATGTTAACTCAATTAATGTCAGTTGAGAACTATAACAAAAAGGCACAAATTCCACCAACTGCTTAAAATATCGTGAATATATAATATACTAAAATAATTATTCTATAATGATTGAAAAGAGACTTTATACACCTGAACAGGGTGAATTAAGAGCATATACTGAAGGTGACAAAAGAATGATTTCCGGTTATGCTGCTAAATATGATGTACAAAGCAGATTATTGGCAGAAGGTGGAAAGATTTTTACTGAAGTATTACGTCAAGGTGCATTCAAAGATGTAACCGAAAATGATGTATACCTCACTTTTAATCACAATAGAGACCAAGTATTTGCAAGAACTATTAACAAAACCTTAACACTCACTGATGATGAGACCGGATTAAGGTTCGAAGCAGTATTAAATGATACAACAGGTGCAAATGACCTGTATAAAATGATTGAAAGGGGTGATGTATTCGAAAACTCATTCGCCTTTATGGTTGATAAAGAAGGACAACAATGGAGCCGCTCTGCTAACGGAGATAACGTTAGACAGATATCGAGAATCTCAAAGTTAATGGACGTATCAGTTGTAACCCACGCAGCATATCCCGACACAGAAGTTGGAGTAGTTCGTGGATTGGATGAATATATAGATCAACAGGAACCTATCACAATAAACGCTGAGCCTTACAAAGATTTGGCTCATATCCTAAAACTTAAAAATAATTAATCGAAAATGAAGAACATTAACGAATTAAAACAAGAAAGAGCATCGAAAATTGCTCAAATGTCTGCTATCGTTGACACCGTAATGGGTGAAAATCGTGCAAAAAATGAAACTGAAACTTCAATGTGGAATAACCTTGATAAAGAGGTTGCTGATCTTGAAGAAACTATCAGAATGGCTGAACGTCAAGCTGAACTTAACGCAAAAGCTGGTAAAGCTGCTGAAGTTAGAACCGAAAGTATAAAACCTCTTTCAGTTGAATTCCGTGACTGGTTGAAAGACTCAGTTCAAAAAGGAATTACTTCCTCATTCACTGGACTTCAGGAAATGCGTGCTGATCCATTCTTGGCTACTACTGATACTACTATCATCACTAAAACTGTTGCTCCTAAAGTAGACATCCTTACCTCTCCGGGTGAAGCTTTCTTACGCTCATTAGGTGTTACTGTTTATGATGGTTTAACCGGAAACTTTGTAGTTCCTAATATGGCAGAAGATGTTGCAACATTCCCTGGTGAAAACACAGGTGCTGCATCCGCAAATATGGCTACTTCAAGTATCACACTTGCAGGTCGTAGACTTACTCACAAACAGTCAATTTCGAAAGAAACTCTTAATCAGACTAACCCAGGTGTATACAATTCAATCCTTCAAAACCTTGTAAATGGTATTTGGACTGCAGTTGTTTATGACCTTTTCGACACTGTTGACGTAGACGCTGCAACTCAACTTTCAAACTTTGGTGGAACTGTTTTAGATTATACTAAAATTGTACAGCAAGAAGCTTCGATAGGTGGTTTAATGATTGGAAATGCTGCTTATGTAACTACTCCAACTATTAAAGGTTACTTAAAGAAAACTGCTGCTCTTACTAACCAAGAAGCAATTTGGTCAGATAACGAAGTTAACGGTTATCCTGCATTCGGTGTTCCACAAGCAAACGCCGGTAAAATCTACTTCGGTGATTGGAGCAGAACTGTTGTTGGTTCATTCCAAGGAATTGAATTAATCGTTGACCCATACACATCAGCAGATAAAGGTCTTATCAACCTTACTGTAGTAGGTATGTTCGATACAGGTTGTGTTAACCCAAGAGCATTTGCAATCTTACAGAACGCATCATTAGGTGCTGGTTACTAAGATTGACCACACAAGCAATAAAGGGGAGATCTCCGTGTCTCCCCTGTTTTTTAAAATAAACACTCATTATGGCTTATCCTGTATCATTATCTGAAGTTAAAACTCATCTTAGAATTGATGTTTCCATTGACGATACGTATCTAACAAACTTTGTCATTCCTGCTGCGGTTGAATACTGCAATATGTACATTGATTCAAGTATGTTGTATACTACAGATGCTTCTTGCCCCTATATGGTCAAGCAAGCAATCTTAATCGCTTCAGCAGATTTATTTGACACAGAGAGAAGTTCATATACACTTGGAAGCATTAAAAGAGGGGATATTGTTCAACGTCTTCTCAACCCATACAAAACTATTTCTTGGTAATATGATAACTAGCACATTAAATAAATTCATCACAATTGAAAAGGGCACAATGGGCAAAGATGCTGTTGGTGCGCCATCTTCAAGTTATGTGGTTGTTTCTAATGTATGGGCGAATATGTTTATCAGAAGTGTTGATACACGATTCACAACTGAAGGTTCTTTACCTATTTCGACTACAGAGTGGACGATACGATACAGAGACGATGTTGATATAAAATGCAGAATAATTTATGACGGTGATTATTACAAGATTCTCAGCGTTGAAAAAGTTGGAAGGAAAGAAGCACTAAAAATAACTACAATGCTATTCAATGAGTAATGAAAGTTTTAAACTAGAAGGGATGGACAAGCTATTAAATTCATTAAATGGATTGCCTGAACATTTGGCTCAAAAAGTTCTTGAAGAATATCTCAAAACAACCTCTCAAAAATTCATTGTTAACTCACTCAAATCGGGACTTTCTTACGGTGCTTATACTGAAAGCAAAATAAAGGTTACAAAGGACAAAATTAAAACTCTTGCTTTTATTTCAGGCCCAACTACAGATGCTTTTTGGCTTCGTTTTGTTGATCGTGGAACTAAAGAAAGAACAATTCTAAAAGGTGATAATAAAGGGGCAAATAGGGGCAGAATCATAGGAAAACATCAAATAAAGGGCATTGTAGATGGTCAAATTAAGTTAATTATTGACGATGTTGAGAAGGGATTAGGTGCTGAAATTGATGCTTATCTTAAAAAAAATAACAATACAATATGAGTTTCGCAACGGAATTAGCAACCTTAATGAACGCCAATACAACGATTAATAATTCTGTTGCAGGCGTTTATCGTGAAAGCACAGGAACTGAGTTCAATGCAAAACAAAATTGGCTCATTTACACATACAAAAGGAACAATGACATTGCTGTTGTCGGTGATAAAGACTTTATAAATATGTACACATTGTACACTGAAGTTTACACCGACAGTGCAGCAGACACAGAAACAATAAGTGATGTAATTAGAACCTATCTCACAGGGTTTTCTTCAAGCACAATTAGAGATATAACCTATGTTGACGAAATGCACTCGAATGCTGCCGATGTGAATAATAATATTGCTTTTGTAAACCTAATGCAATTTGAAATAATGTATCAGAATTAAACGAAGATATATAAAATAACAAACGTAAAATAATTTAAACAAAATGCCAAAAACAATCTTAGGTCAGGAAATGACCATAATTTATGACAACAGTGTATTTGGAGTAGCAACTAGCTATAGTCTTAATATCAATAAGTCAATGGTAGACGTAACCTCACTTATCAGTGGCGGTTGGAAAGACCAATACCCTGATTACAAGGATTGGAGCGTCGATTTCGAAGGTTTGATCAGTAGAACTACAGGTGATGCATCGAGAGGATATGACTATCTCGTAATGGATATTAAAAGAGATGCATCTATCATAGTTGCACTTAAGCCAAGTTTTGCCACTAACAAGTATGAAGAAGGGGTAGGCTATCTTAATAAACTTACCGCAAAAGGTGGAAAAGATGGAATCGTAACTTTCTCTGCAAGTATTACCGGAACAGGTCCTTTAACTACTAAAACATCCTAATAACGGATAACTAAAAAAATATTCAAAATGGTAAAACACATTAAATGTAATAACGAGGAACACCCAATAAGTATTTCTTATTATGCTCTTACACGACTTGAAGAAGAAACAGGTAAAGGTTTAACAGATTTGGATGAAAATCTAGGTCTTTATACTTCTTTGTTTTTCTATTCACTTGAAGCAGGTTATCGTGCTGAAAAGAAAATCTTCGATATTAAAAAAGAAGATATTCCTTTTATGCTTGATGAATGCTGGCTTGATTTTGCGTCACTTATGCGTGATTTTATTACTGAACTCACTGAAATCAGCCAAAAAAAACTGAAGAAGTAACATTCGTTGAGTTATTCGCATTAGTAAGAACCAATTTAGGGATGTCATTGGATGAGTTATATTCATTATGTCCTAAAGAATTGGATGCAATTTTAAGTGCTCATTATAAAGCAGAAAAGGATAAAAAAGAATGGGATAGGATGTTAACATTCACCCTATTTAATGCTCAAGGTGGTTCAGAGAATATCAAAACACCTAGAGATTTAATATCATTTCCTTGGGACGGTGAAACTGAGTTAATAGAGCCTGAAGAAATCAATTGGGACGAATACGATAAAAAGTATGCAAGAGGGTAGAGTTATCTGCCCTCTTTTTTTATGCGAATATATATGATATAAAATAACACGGTATTATGGGTATAATGTCAGATTTGAGTCTTAGACTCTCAGCAAATACAGCAGAACTTAAAAGTGGACTTAATGAAGCAAAGGGTGCATTAAACGAATTTAGTAAAGATGCTAAGTCAGCAGTAATGAAAACTGTTGATTCGTTCAAAGGTCTTGATGCTACAACGGGTAGTGTTAAAGAACTGCGTACAGCATTCAGAACTTTAAACAATATATCATTTGCAGGTAAAAGTGTAGAAGAAATTGCAGCCATCAATGCTGAAATTGGTAGGTTGAAGGATGAAATGGGCGACCTTAAATCAAAGCAAAAAAACTTAGGAACTGAGTTTGGTGAACTTGCTGCAAAAGGTCTTCAAGGGATTGCTGGACTTGCGGAAGTTGGTCTTGCTCTTGGCTCAGTTATGGGAATGTCAGAAAAGAATGCTGCTAAAATGCAGGCTCAAATGACAATGATGATTGGCGCTGTTCAAGGGCTTGGACAATTTCAGGCAATGATGGGTGATAAAGTTTTACAAACAATTGCTTTAAGAGTTAAAGATACTATTGCAACTGCTGCTCAAACTGCCGCACAATGGGCATTAAATACCTCATTATTGGTTGTAGTTGGAACAATTGGTGCAGTTATAGCTGTAGGCGCAGCATTAGCTGCTGGCATCTATTTTTTAATATCTGGCTTTAGAAATGAAGAATCAAGGGTCAAACAATTGTCACTTGAATATGACAATTTAATCAGCAAAAAGAATAATCTAGTTACTCAGGGTGAGCACCAATTAAGAAAAATGGAAGCTGCCGGAGCTTCTGAAATTGAAATATCAAAGAAGAAAATCGAAAATTGGAAAGCTGAAATTGCTGCAATAGAAGCATCAAATAGAAAGTTTGAAAATCTCTCAACCAAAGAACAAGAAACAAAAAGAGAAGCCTACAATAAAGATATTGATAGAAGAAACGCTATTGATGATGCTATTGAAGAAGAAGAAATAAGAATAGAAACATTAGGAAAAACTTCTAAAAAAGTTTCTTCCGGTATGGTAAAAGATGCCAAAGAGGTTTTAGATGCTTGGTATATTCCAATTGATACTGGCTACTCAGAAAAGCTGCGCATAATGGCTGAAATGAGCAAAGAAACACACGACGAGGAAAAGAAGTTAGCCGATGCACAGGAAAAAGAAGACCAAGAAAGATTAGACAGGGAAGATGCTGCATTAAGTGCTTCATTTACTAACAGGTATCAAGCTGCTGCAGCAGCAATCTTAAAACCAAAAACAGCTTTACAGGCCTTAAACAAAGACTTACGAGAAAGTGGTGCATACGGCACAATCGCAACCAATGCAATAGCAGGTTTAGGCGATGCCATAATTAGTATGGCAGAAGGTTCAACAGATTCATTCAAGAATTTAGTTACATCAATGCTAAACGGCATAAGGCAAATCATTAATGGTTTGCTCGCACAAGCAATTGCTGCAATGATTGCAAAGGAAGCACATAAAGGATTGCTTGGACTCATTTTAGCAAGTGTTGGAGTTGCTGCACTTACAGCACTTTGGGTTGCTAAAGTTCCAAAATTCGCTACAGGTGGTATTGTTGGAGGTTCAAGTTATACGGGTGATAAAGTTCCTGTTATGGCAAACTCAGGTGAAATGATATTGAACGGTACTCAACAAGCAAAACTATTTTCAATGATTGCATTTGGTAATAGTTCAAATAATTCAAACAGAGGCGGACAAGTAGAATTTGAGATTAAAGGTGACAAGTTAGTTGGAGTTTTAAACAACTACGGAAAGAAAATAAATAGCACAAGATAATGAGCAACTTTCAAAAGAAATACTATTATGATTTTAAAAGTGTAGACAAGAAAAACCATACAGTTGAAATATGGCAAGACATATCTACCGGAATAAGCGCAACTAAAGTTCTTGGTGCTGCAGACCCTATCATCGTATCATTATCATCAATTGATAACAAGTTCCAACCCGTTAGAGGTTCAGGTGCTGACTTGGGTTTGTTTGCAACTTCATCAATGCAGTATATGGATTTATACACTGCTAATATGATGGAATATCAAGTAAGGCATTACATAGATGCTCAATTGAACTGGTGTGGCTTTTTAGATAGTGAATTGTTCACTTCTGACTTTTCAAGGCAAAAGAATTATGCTGTAACTATAACAGCAAATGATGGTTTTGCACTTCTTGATAGGCTATATTATGTTCAAAGTGATGGTTCAAAATACACGGGAATTTCAACACAATTTGACATTTTAAAGCTAATCCTTCAAAAACTTGGTTTGCCTTGGACTAGTTTATATGTAGCATTATCAACTACAATTGTGGGTGTTACTCCTGCAACTTCTGAAACAATTTTTCACAATACTTATGTTCAGAATTCGAACTTTTATGATGAAGATGGAACTGCATTATCGCTCAGAGAACTTTTAGAGTCAATTTTAAAGCCCTACGGTGCATTTATCCAGCAGTCCTTTGGTAATCTTTATATTACAGATATAAACCTTGTGGCAGGTGCAGAGTACATCGCCAAGGTATATGAAGCAACAAACTTTACCTTCTCAGGCGAAGTTGGTTTAAGTAAAAACATAGGTGATCTTGCTACAATTGGCTTTATGTCAAATAATCAATCACTGACAATTGTTCCAGGCGTTAATAAAGAAATTGTTAAGTACTCTCCTTATAGACTTATAGACATAAACTCATTTGATGATAATTTCTACACTCCTGAAGTTGCTTTTGATAACGAGCCAAGTGTTTATCACGATTATGGTTCAGGAAACTATACTTGGAGAGAATATTTTTATGATGATAGTCCAAACTTAACTAGGATTCCGTACAGAGGCTATTTTGTTAAAATGAATGGAACAGGATTGTATAATCAAGATAAGAATGATTCATATCTAAAAAGAGCTACAGGAATAAATAACTACAACTATAGTCCTCAAACTGCTTGGGACAAAGGCACATTAGCTTTTTCATTCGCAAGTAATTCTGACATACTTATTGATTCTTCAAGTGCAGGTAAATATGCATTGAAAGTAGAAATGAGTGTTTATCCAACAATTTTGCACGATTTAGCTAATCCTGCTGAAACTCCAGATGCATCCATTAGCCAACTCTTTGTACACACGGACATCAGCATTGGCAGCAAACATTATATAAATGTTATCAATACAACTACTGGTGGTTGGTATGCAAGTGCTTCAACTGGATTTACATCATTAATGTTTTCGAACAAATCAATTGGTAGCGGTGGTGGTGTAGGTTATGAAAGTATGGGAGACAAATGGACTGATTTGAAAGTTCAAAATCTTTATTGGGATGGTGTGAAACAAACATATTATGATACTGATTTTATAGTTCCATTAAATACTTCATTAAGTGGCAAATTACAATTCAATGTTTATGCATTCACTTGCTATAAAAATGTAGGTGGGTCGTGGCAATGGGTTGATGTTGCTGACTTTAGGATAAAGGATTTAAACGTTTCATTAGTAAACTTTAACGGATCTGATATTTCTAATGAAGATACGGAATATGTTGGCTATATGAACCCTCAATATGTAAACGAAGGTGCTGAAATAGACCTCATACAAGGCACAAATATTAACTATTTCCCATTTGAAAGAGGTGGATTTTTAAAATATAATGGAAGTGTATATTCTTGGATAAATAAGTGGACAAGAGCTTCTACAACTGATAACATTGAGAACTTGCTACTAAGAAGCTTTGTAGGCAATTACGAAAATAAGAGCATTGAACTTTCTGTAACTACAAAACTGATAACTAATGTCATTGGATATATTACATACAACACTCCATTATCAGGTAAAAAGTTTATGATCACTTCAGCCACACACGACTATGCAAATAACAATTCAGAATTAACACTTCAAGAAATATTTGTAGATAGTCTTACCATAAATAAATCGTTTTAATATGTCAACAATCAATATAGATAAAAGAGGTGTTCCAGTAACAGCACGTAATAAACGCATTTATCCAACAACAGGCACTAGCACAAGTTCAACTTCTACAACAAGTTCAGGCAGTGGAAGCAGTATTGCTCCTGACGTTACATTAGCCTATGTAGATGGTTCGTTGGGATTAAGAGATACTTCAATTAACTGGCTTAAAAATAATACTTGGAAAACATCTGTGTTGCTTTTAAAAGAAGCTTCATTGAATATGTCAAAATTCAAATGGGCAGGTGGTTTACTTGAACCTTCTGTTGCTGGTGTTGGTGGTGGAACTTTAGATTCAGTTACAAGTGCAGGGAATACAACTGCAAATAATATTCAAACAGGTAACATTTCTATTCAACAAGGTTCAGCATCTTTAAGTATAAGTGGAACTGTTGACGATACAGAAACACTCAGGTTCTTCGATGATGGCGGTGAAACTTTAAGCCTTTGGTCAGACAATTTCAATGTTCCTACAAGCAACTACTTAAAAACGTGGAACACCTTCTATATCAAATATGGCGAAGTAAAGAAACTACTTATAGACAGTGCTAATACTGAAACTTACAACAATTTTAAGGTTCAAAAACAGTTGCCTGTGTTAGCCATAAGTAGTTCAACAGGCTCGAACTCAATTGAAAAGCTTCAATTTGTTGACAATGGGTCAGTGGAATTGGAAGTTGTAAGCGACAATACAGTGCTTGACACTACTTACATAAATGCTTTCAAACCATTTTCAATAAAGTATAATAACGTTGACAAATTAAAAGTTGACAATACAGGCGTTTCGAGCAGTTCATTAGAGGCTTCTTTGGGTGTACCTGCTGTCAATGGTTATGTTTTATCTTCAACTACATCAGGCGTTAGAACTTGGGTTGCTAATGGTTCAGGTGGTGGAACTTATACTGCTTGGACAATGCAACCACAAGACAATACAGGTTCAGGCACTTCATACCAAATGACTAATGGCAAGATATTCAACTTGTCAGCAAGTGAAGGTATTGCACTTACATATGATACTTTAGTAGCAAATACAATTAGAGCAATTATTGCACCTGAATGGGGAACAACAAGTAAAACTGTTGCAAGAGGCAATCACTTACATACAAATGTTTATGAGCCATCTTTAGGAAATCCAGCAGTTAACGGATATGTATTGAATTCAACAACTTCAGGAATTAGAGGTTGGGTTCCAATGACTGGTGGTGTTTCTCAAACTTATGTTGATGGTTCATTAGCGTTAAGGGATGCTTCAATTGCTTGGGTTGCTGCTGCCGGAGTTGGTGTTAAACAATACATTGATGGTTCATTAGCTTTAAGAGATAACTCAATAAACTGGCTTAATAGAAATACTTGGCAGACGTCAATTCCATTACTTAAAGAAGCTTCAATAGGTGCTGGATTGGCTTGGAATGCAGGTAAACTTGATGTAAGTATAGTAGGTGGCGGTGGTTCACAAGGAATACAGGGTATACAAGGGCGACAGGGCACACAAGGAACAACCGGAAGTGGATCGCAAGGTACACAAGGAACAACTGGAATTGGTTCACAAGGAACAACTGGGTCGCAAGGTGTTCAAGGTATAACTGGCGCAGGTTCGCAAGGTGTGCAGGGTATACAGGGACGACAAGGCACAACTGGAACTGGAACACAGGGTACACAAGGAACAACCGGTGCAGGTTCGCAAGGTGTGCAAGGCATACAGGGTGTAGCTGGTGGAGGTGGTGGAATTTCTGGTTCAGGAACTGCAAATACAATTACAAAGTTTACTGCTGGAACTACAATTGGAAACAGTTCAATAACTGATGATGGGTCTAGAGTAACAGTCCCAGGCTATTTATATGCTCCATTTGTTGGAACTGATGGTGAAGACGTTACGCTACAACTTAAGGGTTGGTCAGATACGATTAGTATGGATGATGGTTACATAATGTATGATTCCGGAATGCACTCATTTATGACGGGAGCAACCAACATTGCAGACTTTTCAACAACTTCAATAAATACAGCTGTTCCGCTTGTTTTTGCTGGCAACGCAAGTATTTATACCGCACAAAGTTCAGGCTTAGGAAAGCACCTATCAATAACTGCAGGCGATCATAACGGCAGCGGTTTTACTGCTGGTAGTTTATTACTTGCTGGAGGTAGAGTTGTTGGTGGTTCAGGTGGAAACGGCGGTGATGTAAGAATAATTGGTGGTAAAAGTGCATCAGGTACTGGTACAGGTGGTAATGTTTATATAGATGGTGAAAACGGAACAGCAGGTAAAGGTTCAGTTTATATTGGAACTAATACTTCTACTAATGCTATTTACATTGGCTCATTACCAAACTCAAATACTGGAAACGTTTTATATTACAATACATCAACGAAACAAGTTTCTTATGGCACTGCCGGAGGTGGTTCAGGAACTGTTACAAGTGTTACTGCTGGTAATGGTATGACTCAATCTGGAACATCAACTATAAACCCAACATTAGATATTGTTTCACAGGCTGGTACTTCGGGTTCGGTTGGAACTATTGATGTAAGAGCAGATGCAATTGGTGTAAGTTTAGGAACTACAGATATAACCGCAGCAGCAGGTAATCACATCCATCCGAATTTATATGAACCATCTTTAGGCATTCCATCACAGTCAGCATCAATCTTATTATCAAGTGCTGTAGGTGTAAGAAGCTGGCAGTTTGCACCTGTTACAGCAAAATTAGCAACTACAAGTGCTACTTCAGGAACTGGTGAAGTTAAATTATTTAGTTGCGCTGTACCTGCAAATAGGGTTGTTTCTGCTGGTGATAGTTTCCATATTCGAATGATGGGTAATTCTTCTTCAACAGGTACTTTGATATTTAGAATTAGAGTTGGTGCAAATAACTCAACTGCTGATAATCAATGTTGGATTTCAACAACATCTGCTGCTCAGGTCGCAAATGCAAGAGCAGGTATTGATTGTACAGTAACATTACGTTCTTCAACAACTGTTATTGCTGACGGTGTTGCAACAGCCGGCGCAGTCGTATTACCTACATTAATTGCTGCACCAGCAACGGCTGCTATTACTTCAAGTTCGAACTGGTTTATAGTCGTAACTGCTACTTGTTCAGTAGGTACTTATACTGCTCAAACCTGTGTAATCGATCAAGTATTTTAACGAATATATAGATAAAATAAGATAAAATAAAATGACTAGTATGACAGCACAGGACAGGGAAGCAATCAATGAAATGATGGTTAATGCCATTAATGGGTTGGGTGGACGATTTGATTTAATTGAATATAAGTTGAACGAGATCAAGGAACAGACCACAAAAACAAACGGAAGAGTTACAAAATTAGAAGAAAAAGAATTGCTTCACGTAGTTAATTGCCCTCAAAATGTACGACTTGAAAAGATTGAAGATATACAAAAAGGTACAGCAACAATCAATAAATGGTTAGTAAGATTAATGGCAGTTGCTGCATCATTAGTTGGTATGACGTGGGCATTAGTTCAAATAATCACAAAAATATTTTAATATGAAAATTACAGTTAATTTAGCAATCACGTTTTCAAAAATACTGGCCTTCGCGCTGATCGCTTGTGCAATGGTTTTAGACCTAAAAAATGGTGGTGGAACCGTATTTATGTTCACAGTTCCGTTTGCAAGTGCATTAATTTTAGGAAAACAGTACATTGATGGAAAAAAAGTGCAAGCACAAGATTCTCAATCTTAA